GTATTGCAATGGCTACATCTGCCGCCGCTGTTAATTGTCCATCTATATTTACTGTGAACGTTGGTATTGCTGTTGCACTACCATAACTTGCCGCTGATACGCCTGTATTATCTAGTGCGGCATTTAAAATAATATTTGTTGAGCCATCAAACGATACTGCTGTGGCTGTTATTCCGCCACCTGCTATACTAAAGTTTCTAGCATTTTGTAATGCTACTGCCTGAGTTGCCAAACTTGCTGTACCAGTAAGACTACCTGTTATAACGCCTGATGATGTAATATCTGTTGCTGAAATATCGCCGTCTACTGTTAGTGTAGTTGTTATAGCCGGGCTTGCTGAGAGAGTTAACGTGCCTGCTACTGAATTAAAAAGTAATGATGCGTTTGCATTTCCTGAGCGTAATTTTAGTTCACTGTTTGTTGCAACTGGAGATGCCGCTTGGGTCCAACCGTCTGCATTTATAACTAATAAATCGCCATCAAAGTTTGTTTGACTAAAGGAACTTGTTTCTACAAATTCTTTTTGTATCATCTCTCCTTCAATAGTGAGTTTACCCTGGATTACCAGTTCTTCATCTGCATTGATGTAAGTACGCTTAAAATTAGCCATTTATTTGTCTCTCAAAATACCTTTATTTGTTTATTACAACTATTTATCATAATTCCAAAAAAGAAATTTTAGTCAAAAAAAAGCACTCCGAAGAGTGCTTTTAATTATTCTAATAAGTTTTAAGGCCTACTGGAATGCAACGTTTGACATAGTGATATGATCAACGTAATCTGCCGCGTTACCTAATGAACTTGCTGTGTTAGTAAGTTCTTTATAACCGTAACGTGTCATAAATGACACTACTGGTTCAAAGGTAGTTGGATCCATTACTGGACCTGTTGACATTAATGGAACGTAAGGACAGTAGAATGCAGGAGCATCAGTTTCTGATGAACCTTTATAACCTACTAATACGTCTGTTCCGTCTGCCGCGTAGTTGTCTACAAAAACTTTAACTGTTCCGTTCAAAGTACCAACAAACTTAGTGTTTGTAGGAGATTCGAAAGAACCTTCAGTTGTTCTTGCAAAAGTCGAAGTTGACGCACTTTGTAAGATTGTCAATGCTTCTGGAGATACAACAACATAGTTACCAGCGCCACGTCTTGTTCTAGCCGCGATTCTGTTAGCCGCTCTGTTGATCTCTATAGCCAATGCCGCATGTCTGTCACCGACAAATACACTTGTTCCACTCAAAGAGTTGAAGTTAAGTGTGTTTGTGCCTGTTCCAGCCAATGTTCTCAAAGAACCAATAATTTCTTGGTCAATTTCAACAACAATTTCTTGTGCTAAGGCTTGCATAATTTCTGCTTCAACGTCAACGCCGTGCATAGATTCTGCATCTTGAGCCGCCTCAAAAGTCCATCTTGCACTTAGACGTCTAGTCTTAGCTTCAACAGTTTCTTTTAAGATTTGAATGCTCATTTTCTTACCTGCTGTTCCTTCAGCAGATGCAGTTGCATCTGGGGTTCCAGCGTAAGTACTAGCAAGTTTGAAAGGACTTAAAGCCTCGTCACCTGCTGTTGCTCCACCACCAGTTTCAGAATATCTGACTCTTAGTGTGTGGATTTGCCCTACTGGGCCAGTCATAGGCTGTACGCCTACTAGTTCGTTTGCGATCACGGAAGGCATAACCCTTCTGATCAAAGGTAACATTACCTTGTTTAATGTTGCGACTGATCCTGCTCCAGTAGCTCCTGCGGTTGCGGCCTCTGACAATTGACGCTTTGCGTTTTCGAGTACCACATCCATAGTTGACTTACGTTGACCATTAAGGCCTTCAGTAAGTGCTTCCTTGGTAGCGGACCAGTTGCTTTCAAATAAATTTGCCATTTTTTTAACTCCTAATTATTTTGAAAGTCCGGCTAGTTTACGGATAGTGTCTATTTCGACGACATCATCCGTTCTGTCATTGGCTTCCGCTTTCGCAGTCACCTTCTTATCACCAGTGTGTTCTTTTGTTACTGATTCTGTGATATTAGTCTTTCTTGCTCTTAATGTATCGCCATCTAAAACCGATGGAAGAAACTTATCAAATTGCTTTGTTAAGTTCTCTGTCTTTACACTTTCGAGTAAGTCTGACATAATTTCTTTCTTCTCTTTGCCTAATGGTGACATCAGTTCGCTTAACGTATCTTTACGATCCATTAAGTCTTTAGTCACGTTTAACTTACTTTCTGCTAATTTAACTTCTGTATCTTTCAATTCAGCTGTTGCTTTTGCTTCTTTAAGTTTCACTGCCATATCGGCTAATGTTTTTTGAACTTGTTTAATTTCTTTAGCTTCGTTGAGATAGCTTGCGCCATACTCATTTGCGAATGCTTCAAAAATTCTACGTCCAAAGTCGTTCTCACGGGCTGAAGTAATATCATCTCGGAAAGATTTGACTTCATTAGTAATAACGGTGTTAACAACGCCTTCGACCTTGTTTGCCGCTTTCTTGATGAAATCTTTTTTGGCTTCTGCTAATTGCTTTTTGCCTTCTCTTACCATTTTGACTTTCTGCTCAACTAGTGCTTTCTTGTCTTCGTGGAACTCTGAAAGTTCCTCTGCAAGTTGCTCTGCTACAAAGTCGTCTAACTTTGAAACATGCTCACTTGTACGAATCCTGTCTGCACGAAGTTCCTTGACTTCCTTTGCAACAGCTTCTGTTACAAATTTATCAAGTAGTTTTGCGTGTTCACTGACAGCCTTGCGATACTTAACTTGTTGGTTTGCTAATGCTTTCCTGTCTTCTGCAAGTTCGGCAACTTCAGCGGTAACTTTAGTAGTGATGAAATTGTCCATTGCTTCAACTATCTGACCTTTGTCATGTTCGTATCGCTGGGCAAATTCTTCTCTAAGCTCTGCTGTAAGTTCGTCTCTTGTTTCGACAAGTTTACTTTCCCAAGCCTCTTGAATAGATGAACCAACTTCTTCAGAAAGTTCTAGTCCTTCAAGTATCTCGTTAAATTTCACTGCCATAGTAGTCTCCTACTTACTTTATATTTAATTCCCTAATAAAACGAGTCATTTCGTTCATTAGGTGTTTTTCTGCACTTTTATCGTGTGTTAAAGCGGTAGCTGTATTATAAATAGTCGCTCCGCCCCTCATGTTGAATAAACTCTCATAGATTGTCTTTGGGTAGGCATCCGGAGCACTTGGTTGTGCAACTATGTCTACTGTTATAATATCAAAATCAGAAACTTGTCCACTTTCGTTAACATTACCGCTTCCTCTACTTGATACACCTAACTTTGCGCCTGCTTTTAATAAAGCACTTGCAATGTTACCCATCGGGGTCTCTATAATTTTGAGTTTACCTATGCCATTATCACCTTCCATATGCATGTCTGTGATTATATGGCTAACTCTATCAAGATTGATTTGTAACTCTTCTGGATGATCTAACTCGCCCATTACAGTTTCGCCTCCACCTAATCTGGTTCTCACATCTTCTACAGCACGTTCAATCTCTTGGCGAGGATAAATCCTGCCGTTTTGATTCTCTACTACACCCTGAATAAAAAGACCTTGCATAAACAAGTCCTTCCCATCTTTGGATTCTACTAACGTAAGCCCGGCATGTTGCGGACTTAAATATTCATAGAGTTTTCGTGCCATAATAGATTCCTTTAGTTAATATTGCTTAGGCGTTTTTACTGTCTACGTCAATGTTATCTGTTGGTGTGTTATCTTTTGCCGCGTCACCTTTTTTGCCTTCGCTTCCGTCTTTTGCTTTAACAGGTTTTGCTAAAGTAACTGCCGGTTGTGCTGGAGCTTTTGTTAGTGATGATTCTTTAGAATCTTCACCTGGTGCACTTGGAGTAGCTACTGTGTCGGATAATTTAGTTGCTTCTTCAACAACTTCGTTATCTTCGTCTGTAGACTCTTCTATGTCATATTCAAATGACTCAAATTCTTCTTCGCCGTCGAGTTCTGCATCAATTGGTGCTTCAAGGTCCATTTCGTCCCCTTCTATATCACCTAAATCTTCTTCATCGTCGCCGCCTAATAATTTTTCGAATTCAGCTCTTAGGTCTTCTAATTCTGCTTCAAGATCATCAACTTTATCTTCGATGTCGCCTTCTTCTCCAGCTTCACCGTCAATTCCGTCAAATTCTTCTTCATCATCATCTTCTTCACCCAATCTTCCTTCTTCTTCTGCATCAACTTCATCAGCATTGGCTGAGATATCGTCTACAAAGTCATGATCTTGACTGATTTGTTCTTCGACTGCGTCTTCTTCAGTCTCAACAGTTTCTTCAACTGCTTCTTCTTCGTCTGTTTCTGCTTCGGCTTCATCGAGAACTTTTTCGTATTCGCTACGAGCCTTTCCTACCACATACTCATGCAAAAGCTCTTCCGCTTTCTCATTTTCCTCGGCTAAAAGTAGTTCAAGAATCTGCTCTAGATTCGCTTTTGATTCTGACATTAGTGGCCTCCTAATATAAATTTATTATTCTCAAGGCGCTTGATGCGCCTAATACACTTACTACTTAGTGTGATATGTGGATATATGTGGAAAACGGTGTGATTTTGACGCAAAACCGAATATTGTCAGTTCTGCTAATATTATTTAGTTTCGACAACGAAATAATAATATACTAGTTTTAACTAGAGTCCTGTATCTGCCTGTGCTGGTTGTGAGTACATTGTCCTCACAAAAGAGTTGTGTTCTATCTGTTCTGCTTGTTTTATATCGCGGATTTTTCTTAATTTATTTAACTCAGTTAGAGTTAGACGTTTCTTACGCACGTCATCTTTATCTATCTTGACAAAGTTGTCTTCCTCTGGATTGTAAAATTCATTAAGTCGCATTTCTATATTCCGCCTTGTTGCCCTGGAGGCATTCCGCCTAAATCGCCAATTGCATCTGCAACTCCGGCATCTATTCCTGGTTCAGCCATTGGGTCCTCTAAGCCAGACATATCTGGTTCAGCTTCAAGGTCCATCATATCATTAGGCATTGGTCTAATTCCCATATTGCCTAAGCCTGGTTGTCCTTCTGGCTCGTTACTAACATATTTATCTGAATTGTTCTCTTGTCGCCATAACTCTTCATTTTCTAGTATCTCATCTTCTGTTAGGCCTAGATATTTTCTCATTTTAAACTGATTACTCATATAAGGTATAGCGGCAACTTGATTGTACAGTTGTGCTCTTTCAGTTTGTAGTTGAATATCTCTGAAACTACTAAAGTTCATTGGCGGATTAAACTCTATACTAAACGTACCTGAGTCAATCTCAATTCCTCTATATTTGAGGAACAGTTTAAATTCTCTGTCTAAATCTTCTTGTACTTGCTTTTGTAGTCTTTCTACATACTTTGCAAATCTATATTCCTGAATGTATGCAATACCTACTTTGCCGTCATTAAATGTTTGGCTACCATCTTCTGGGCCAGTTGGCAAATAACTACTAGGTATTTTTAAACCACGTAACAGTTTATTATTAAAGTATCTTAAGTCATCAATTTGTCCTAAGTTTTCACCACCTGGTAGTGTGTCAACTTTAGAACCTCTGCCTTCAGATGTTTGTGCAAAGAAGTAATCCTCTAACATACTCATTGGGTTGTACGCCGAATCCGCAACACTTCCACCATCATTGGTTTTACCTGGAACACGTTTTTGTTGTACTTCGTACTTAACTTGTTCTAGATACTGTCTTGCTTTATGAGGAGGCATGTTACCAACGTCAATAAAGAACACTCTTCGTTCAGGTGCTCTATGCACTCTGTAAATAATAATACTATCTTCTAATAATTCTTTTTGCTTGAACACTTTAAAAATAGGTTCAAGTATACTAACACCAAACGGCCATGCCGCATCCATGCCTTCAGTTAAACTGATATGAACTATGTGTTGTGCATCTACTGGAGTACCCTGATCCACACCGTCTAGTGCGCCAGTTAAGTATCCGCCGCCAGCCGTAGGATTTGTAGGACTCATTATACCTGTTAGTCCTTGTCCACTACCAAATGGTCTGGCATGTAAGTTAGAAACTTTAGTTCCTATTTTTTCATCAAATATTGGGTCTAGGTTTTTAATAAAGTAAGTTTCAATTTTCTTACCTGCTGTTTCGTTAACAATAACTTTTTCAATGTTTGCTTGGTCAACCCAGTACAATTCGTATGTTTCTGGATCTCTGATAAAAACTTGATCTCCGTACTTTATGCTGTTACGGAAAATTCTAAAAGCACGTTTGTACATAGTGTTAAGATTACACCACTGCTCAAGCGTCTTGGTTATAATTTTGCTTTCTGTATCACTAGGTGATTCAGTATAGTTAATTGCAAATGGTAGTCCTGTTGATTCGTCTTCTTGTGTGCCGAATTCAGCAATAACATCTAATGCCGCATTAATCTCAGAGTCACTATCCATGTTATCATATTGCAAGTAGCGAATTAATCTATTTGGTGACCCAGCATAAACTTCAGGTAACCAACTGGCTAACTGATTAGATGCCGCACCAGGTCCGTCTCCAGATTGTTGACCTTGAATATTTAGTGGTAACCCACTATTGTCAACTGGTGTAAAATGTTTTCTCCAACTCATAAATTAAGTCTCTTTCTTGTAATTATACACACTATTTATCATTAGTCAAGAAGATACTGCGGTCACAATGGCCACACCGCATCATGTTGCATTACGCGGTATTTCCAATTAGGATCAGCTTGCAAGTCCTTGCAATATGCTGTTTGTTGTATTTTAGCGTCAATAATAGTGCATTTATGCAAAGTCTCTGGAGTAACAGTATACCCGTTACTCTGTAAAAACTGGCAATAAACTGAACTGCTAGGGTGCTTGTCGTCTTCTTTATGATCAGAATTTCGTTCTACCCAGGGAGGTGTCCATGTAACTGTAATATTATCATAATGCCCGCCTAATGCTACTAGTAAGCTGTTTTTAGCTATCATTTTATCGTCTAGATGTTTGTACATGTCTAACACATCTTGGTGTATACGTTGCATTATAGATGGATCATAAATTTGTTGCTCAGCAGGTGCTATAGAAAACATGCCAAATGCTGTATAATCAGCGTTCTCTATAACTGTTGTAGCAGTATCAATTAGTGCCAGATCTCTCATTAAAAATCCTCTGTCACAATAACCAGTAGGATCGTTGTCGTTGAGCTGAGTGTGTATTTGATCACCGTACGAATGCCATGCTTCTGGTGAATTAAGATGTATGGGTGCATCTTTGTTCATTAACATTTCTCTTAGATTGTCTGTTTGGCTAGCATTATAATAGTCTCGTCTATGAAAACTACTCCACATTATGCCAACTAAATCTGTTTCGCACAATCCTTCAGAATACTGTAATTGATTAAGCATAGTAGATATGTACAAATTTCCTGCGCCAGGCTTAGCATATGATTTGAATTCTAGATGAGGATGTTCTTCTGCAATAATGTTTGCCCAAGTGGGCCAGAACCATTCTGTAAAGCTACAGCCAATAGCAAAAAATCTTTTGTATTTAGAAGGGTCTAAGTTATTAAAGTTTGAAACTACTGGCATACATATAGTTATCTATGTTTACGTTGTTTTCTCTTCTAAACTGATAATAGCTTTCTGCGTTTTGTTAGTGTTAATAACAATTTGTTGAAGTAATGCTGTATCTGGATTGTTCTTATTAGCAACATTGTCTACGAATGGATTGTCTTCTGATAATGCTATAGGGTTCACTGCTTTTTGATTTGGTTGCGGTGTGCTGGTATTACCATTGAATGCATTTGCCATGGTATCCATAACTCTAGTACTAAAAGACCTATTAGTTAATTTATTTAAATGTTCAACTGCGTCTGCATTTGCCATTAGCATCTTAGTATCTACATCGCCTAATTTTTCTATAGTTTCGATTAGTTTTTCCATACCATCAGTGAATGCTATCAACCCTGTGCCATTTAACTGTGAAAATTTTTCAAATATACCAAGTTGTTTTTCTTGATCGTCTAAGTCTGGACCACTAAACCAACCGTCATTTGTAGCATCACCAAAACTTACCATTGCTTTTGCAATAGACTCAATGCCAAGTGCTGTTGATGCTAATTTACTGCTGTCCATTTCAGCAAGTTCCTTAGCGTTTGCTACTGCGGCCTCTTGCTCTGCAATATTCTCTGCTGGAGTATCGAGTAGCAGACTGATGCCTGCCATCGCGGCTCCGACTCCTGCACCAATTCCTAACGCCGCCGCGCCTATACCTGCCAATGCCACACCTATGGCTAGTAAGCCTGGTGAAGCGGCTGTGCCGGCGATACCAGCGGCTATTATTGCCACCGAAAATGGCAACATTACTATAGTTAGCATTCCAATGGCTTTCCAAAATTCGCCCCATTCCATGTCGCTAAATGTCTCCAGACTGTACGCCAACCCTGCTACAGCTACACCAATTCCTGCCATCGCGGCGCCAAATGCAAGCATGCCTGACGCACCTGCTCCAAATCCTTTGCCGGCGGCCGCGGCAGTTTTACCTTGCCCAGCAAGTCCACCTAGCCCTGGTATCTTTGATAAAGCCGCCCCTCCAAAAGTCATTGCACCGGAGAATAATCCACCAAATGCTTTTTTAACAAGGCCGTAGCCCACAGCCGCAATTAAGGCATTCCTTATAGTTCCTGTCAGGTTGAATATTTCTTTTCCAGTAGGGTTTCCATCTTCATCTTTCTGAGGAGCTGTCTCTACTATCGCACCTGCCAGCCAACCAAAAGCTGATGCTAATGCGGAGCCAATACCGGCAATGGTTTCAAAAGCTAAAACCATATTATCTATGTAACGTTCGATAT